TTTTTTTCTTTTGAATATCTATAAACTTATCTTCAAGTTTGGTGACTGTTTGATCCACCGCTTCTTCCATTAAAACTTCAGCTAATCGTTTCCAATTAATATCTATCTTTGGTCCATCATCATTAGGATCAGGCATTTGATCGGGAAGATCAGGTAGCACGTTTCCTTCTTGATCTATTGTTTTTGTTTTCTTTTCTTCCCCATCATCTTTTTTTGTTTGTAAAACAATATTATCTAAGGACGTATCGCCGACCACGGGAGGTGCATTATAAAAACTGTCTCCGTATGTTCTGTATTCTTTAATTCGTTCTGATTCAGTTTGGGGGAATAGTGTTTCGAGATCAACAAGATCGTTTTCACCGTAACCAGAGAGATCTATATTTTGCCCTTTAAAATATTCAATAACAGCAGGAACAGACATCCCCATCTGAGTTGCAACAGTAATTAAAGGAATAGCTTGAGCTACCATTTAATAATACTCATAGGTTTTATAATAATCTTTAATAGGGTCTTCATAGTCATCCTTTAATGATACAAAATTACCTTGACGATAACGCATTAATGCTTGCGTCATACTATCAACTAAATCATCATGTTCACCATAAGGAAAAGCCGCGCATTCTTCAATCATTTCTTCAGCGAATTTTTTTTCTGGTGCCCATACTTGTCCCGACTCAAAAATAGGGGAGACAGAGTTTACACGTGAAATCTTATCATTACCTTTTGAAGGAGAATAACTAACAACAGGAATTCCAACTTGTCTAAGTTCCTGAATTAATGGCTGCCCTGATGCTTTAGCTTCTACAATAATTGTTTCAGGTTCCCAATACTTGTATTGTTCTAAAGCAATCTTTTTAAGTTCAGGAAACTCCCAACGATCTTTAATGCAATCAAGCAAAATAATATTATCTTGACTGAACTTTGTTTTAAATATTCCCCACGTACTAATCGCACTAAAGTCTGCGGTTTCTCTTTTACTAAAAGCGGTATCATAACTTTGAATAATATGTGTTAGCTCAGGAATGTCTTCTCGTAACCAACGTTTCCACCATTCACGTTTAATGATTGCTCCTTCTTCGGAAGTTGGTTTTTGTTGATACTGAGCTTCCCACGACATAACAGGTAAGTTGGCTTGAATTTTCTCTAGCTCTTCTTTTTTCCAATACTCTGGCCAAATAGGTTTACCGCTTGGTAGGATTGCGGGAAATTCTACAACCTCCCATTGATCTGCTTTAGTTTCAGCCTGTTGTTTTATTAATCGACCTGTAAGATCTCGCTCTGACCACCTTGTCATAACAACAATAATGGCTCCTCCTGGTTGTAAACGTTGTCTTGGTCCTGACATATACCAATCAAAAGCATTATCAAAACTTGTGTCAGTTATACTTTGCTCTGAATGTGGGTCATCAATGATGAGTAAGTCTGCACCACGTCCAGTAATCGCACCACCAATACCTGCTCCAAAATATTCTCCTCCATGATTGGTTTCCCAACGACCTGATGCTTTCGAGTCGGCTCGTAGATACACATCTTTAAAAATTTTTTTGAACTGAGGGTCATTCATAAGGTTTCTCATTTTTCTACCAAACCTGTAAGATAATTCTGCAGTGTGAGTTGCTTGAATTATTTTTGTTTTTGGTTTTTTACCCATCAACCAAGCAGGAAATAAGTAAGAAGAGAACTCAGACTTGGTGTGTCTTGGAGGCATATTAACAATTAATCGTTTTAGTTCTCCTGATGCGATGGCTTCAAACTTTTTTGCCATAACATTGTGATGATATCCGTCTATAAATTCAGGCCAAACTAACTTTACAAAATGCATAAAGCTAGATTGAGCTTTTTTACTGTCATCTTGCATGGCAATTGCCAACATTAGCCTTAATTCTTCGTCCGAATACTTTTCAAATGTAGAATTTTTTTGATCCATTGGGACTCCTAAGTCTTTTTACACTAAAAAAAGGGGTATACCCTAGAAAAATCGGTTTCATATGAAAAAATGATGGCTGAATATCTAAATCATGCGTTTGAGCCCTCGCCCTCGCGTGTGTACGGGATTTTTTTGGGGTATAGTATCCGCGGATTTCCGCCATTTTTTTCATTTTTTACAGGTACCCTAACGTTTTTCGCGATTAATGGCAGATTTCCCACGATTACCAATGCACGATAATTGTAGTTATCGTACCTTATCCTGTTTTACCGCAGATTTCCTCGCTTTTCGTGGGTCGCGAACCGTGAACTTTTTTTAAAACACTAGATATAGTATCCCATCCCTGCGCGGTTGACGGTTCGCTGACACCGTTTCGTGAGAGATTTAGCGAAAGCCTTCCCTCATACAGATTTATCGTGTCTGGAGGAAGGTGCTTCGCGTGTTTTTGATAAACCAATATGTAATTACATCCTCCAGTCTCTTTCCACAGTTTAATGTTCATTGCTATTTGATGTGGGCTCAACTTGATCTTGTTACCAGTTGCAACTTTAGCCTCAATGAAGATCGTATCTAAACGTGGAGCAACTCCAACCATATCAGGGAACCCGTGAAGGGTTGTAGTCTCAATACGCAACCAGTTATAAACTGTGAGCTTTTTCTTAATTAATTTAACAAAGTAGGACTCTTTCATGTTACAAAATTAGTATGATTATTTTTTTAAAAAGCACAGATACGCATGATTAAGGTTTGGTTACTCGTTACAGCAATGTCACTACAAGGTTGGCCAAGTGTAAAATATAGTGGAGAACTATTTATAGATGAGCGAACATGTGAAGCAAAAAGAATATATGTTGAGAACCAATCAATTGAAGGAGCCTTACAAAGAGGATACTCTGCAGTGCATGTTGAAACGTGGTGTCTTGAAACACTTATGTTTACACCTAACAGTACTTAATCCTCGTGCTCAATTAGTTTTGGTTCAGGCTTAGTCTGTTCTTGTTCAATGACATTCTCTTCATTAACAATTGGAATTCCTTTGCGTTGTAGTTCATTTAACTTTTGCAATAGTTGCTCGCGCGGTAAGTTCTCGACAGCGCTCTCCATTCTTATTGTTGGATCATACAATCCTGCAGCCTTACCTCTTAAAGCCTCAGCATTAATTGCTGCCGCATAATGTTTTTCGTCCTCAGCTTTTTTACTGAGATCATCAAGTCTTGCAACATGCTTATCCATATTAACAGAATACTTATCTGCTAATTCTTTTTTCATATCATAAATGGCCTCAGCCACTAATGGATATTTCTTTGGATCTTGTAACTCCCAAGCAGATCTTCTAGCTGCAGACTCAGAGTATCCTGCCTTGCGCGCAGACTCAGATGCAGATTGCAAACCCATTAATGTTTTGGTGCAGAACTCATAAACAAAACGCAATTGCATTGGTGTTAGCTTACGTGATTTTCTTCCATCGATTATTTTAACCATAATACACTATTTCTGACCCTCTTTATAAATCAACATATAAATTATTTTTCTCGTGGTGCAAAGAACAAAATGGCTGTTTTCTGCCAATCAATGTTTTTACATGACACTACTAGTGTCAGGCGTACACTACTAAAAACTGACAAGTGTAAGGTAGTTTATGGCTTAAACAAACGATTAATTTGCTTACCTGACACACCTGACACTTATATTTCATTTTTAAAAATTTTTTTTTTAAAAGGGGTGGGAAAAGGTGTAAGTAGTGTACGGTGACCACGGACCACGTGACACGTATCATCAGTGATGGTATATAAATCAAGTGAATAGAAAACATCAAAAAGGTTTCATATCGCACATTCAAGCAATTAAATTTCTATCGGAGCAAGGTTATTTTGTCTTTGATAATTTCTCACGCTTGGGTCCATGCGATCTTATCGGTATCAATGAGCGCGGAGAAATATTATTAGTCGATGTTAAATCAACCAGTAAAAGAAAATCAGGAACACACAAAGGATATCTCATCACACGCACACCAACAGACCTCCAGAAGAAACTCAATATACACATATTAATGGTCGATGAAGAGGGAAACTGTACCCTCAAATAACCCCAGAAAACAGCCATTATTCTTATAATCCTTGAGATTTTATAATAAATCATTATAAATTATTATATAAACATAAAGGAGAAAGTTATGAGAAAGAAAAAACTAAAAATTCAAGTATCTTTACCAAGACTTAGTTGGGTAGAGAACAACTATGAAAATGCTGTTAAGTTTTTTTTAAAAGAGCTTAACATTTCTACAAGATTACAAAACACTTTAAATATTAAAGTTCATATTAGAAGAACTGTATTAAAGAAAAACATTTTAGGTAACTGCAGTATCTTAACTAATGGATCATCTTCTACTAAAGAATTCAAAATAATTCTTAGAGAAGATAGATCTTACTTTCAACAATTACAAACTTTAGCGCATGAATGTGTTCACATTGAGCAAGCTTGTAAAAATCGTTTGCAGTTAAGAGTATGGTCTTCAGATAAAAGAACGCATGTTCGTTGGGAAGGTAAAGAGTGCGGTGTGTATTTGCAGGACATTGCTTACGAAGATGCGCCTTGGGAAATCGAGGCAAGAGACAAACAAGAAAAACTAGTGAGAGACTTTTATTCTCATCAAAACAAAGGGAGAAGATAATGGAGAAAGTAGAATTTAAAATACCTTATACTAAGTTTGGTACAATATTTGCAGACAAAGATGGTGATAACCTTGTTATCACTGGAGTGTCAAAAAACGATAACAAACAAAATATTTGGGCCCTTGTTCATAAGGACCACAAATTGTGGAAATACAATTACAATTTTGCCGTGTATCAGCAGGGCAAAAACTTTATTGGTTATGGCAGAGATAAAGATAAAAATCTAGTTGAGGTTAATTTTAGTAAAAGACCAAATAGACATGTCTTAGGGGCTGAAAAACCAGAAGGCAGTTACTGGTCTACTCATAACATTGCTACTTATGATGAGTATCATATTCTTTTAAAAGCAGCTAAAGTTATTAAAAGAACCGAGGAAGAGGCTAGGATCAAAGCAGAAAAGCTTTTACATAAAAATGCTAATGAGAACCGTGCTAAGTGTGGGGCTTGTGAGCGTCACATTGAGAGATGGGATGAAGGCAACTGGAATGGTGTTGTATATGATCATGGCTTTGAACAAGCTGGTTATAGAGCAGGTGTTTGTATTGGTGCGAGATATCAACCTTGGGAGAAATCTCCTGAAGGTAAGATTGCTTACATCAAGCAATTGCGAGACAGAGAGGCTATCATTTTGGGATCTAAACCTAATCAAGCTAAACTTGATAAAATGATAAAAGCATCTGATGAGTATGTTGTTTGGAATAATGAACTTAAAAAGCTTAAAGAAGACCTATGGCAGGACTTTAGACAGTCTCCTTGGTATCCTTACAAAAACTTAGATATTAACTTTAGAAGATATCTTGTGGAGCAAGGATATGAAAATTTTGAGTTGCCAAAAAGAAATCCTCAATTCTTTGGTGTTCATGTGTGGAACCAAACTACTCTTGATGAGTTGTTAAACGTTTGGCAAAGACAATTAGATATGATCCGAAATATTATTTCTAAAGAACAATCTAAAGTTGATAACTGGCAAGAGCAGTTAACAGCTAGAGAGATTATTAATTCACGTGGTTAAATTCGTAATCGCGTGTATCACGGTGGGCGTATGTTGTTACCTTTATGTTTATCATACGCCTTACCAAACCTTCATGCGCGACTGCAGGTACGATGAATATTTAGAAGGTAATTTAAGCGATCAATATTGTACGTGGTTGTACTTTGAAATGATCGACGAGGACTCATGGGTCCGACAAATAATAGAGGCACTAGAATGATAGAATTAATTAATGACGATTGCCGTAATCACGTTTCACGGATCGCGGAGCACGATAACTGTTTAGTAATTTATGATCCACCTTATGATGAGTGGGATCAAGTAATCAATGTTGAGGCTACATCTAAAATAGCTTTTACATCACCACAAAGACGACATGAAACAGAAAATATTTTAGGGAAACCAAGAAACGAAATCGTTTGGTTTTTTAAAGATGGTAGATGGGTGAGTAAAAACTTACCGCGGATCACGCACAACTATATTTTTATTTATGGGAAGACGAGTGATGCAGCCGTGGGCCCTGATCAAGAAATAAAGACAATGAAAAAAGGATACACCTCCATTGGTAAAGATAATTTAGGTCCACGAATATTTACAACCAAACCACGTAAACATTTAAACAGCGTGTTAGAATATCCGCGTAACATGAAAAGCGGATCGTGGGGCAAGCCAATTGGTTTATTAAAAAATGTAATTGAATGGATTGATCCTGACATTGTTTTTGATTTGTATATGGGCACAGGCTCCGCAGGAAAAGCATGTTTAGAGCTGAATAAATCATACGTAGGAATTGAGAAAAATAGCGATGTATTCGAAAAAACGAAGGCTCATTTTAGCCCAGAAAACCGCCAATAATTAGATAAATGTTTTAAAATATTATAAAATATTATATAAGTAAGGCATTAACAAATAGAAAGAAAGAAGGCAAAAATGAAAAAACTAAAACAAAAAATAAATAAAATCTTAGTTAACTTTTTAAATGATCAACACGCTAAAGATATTAAAAGCGGTAAAGAAGAAATTGTTTCTTCTTTTGAGAATGATAAATTTTCAATCGATATTATAACTCGTAAAGATTCAGTTCACCCAACTGATCCAAATAGATTTGATATGGAACTTGTTGGTGATTACGATGCTGTATTCTATTACAAAGATACTAAAAAGAAAGTGTCTAAAGAAGATTTTAAAGCGTGGTGCAGTGAGTTTGTTTTGGTGGATGTAAAATATGATAGTTGGTTTCATAAAAACGAACAATTTAGAATTACTGATGATGGTCAAAATGTTTTTATAATTCTTGATGGTTCAGCATCAGAACTTTATGATATTGAAACTGAGTTTTTCACTGAGTCTTATCATGATGCTTTAAACAAATGTCTTGAGGATGCAGGAATTGAGTTCGATCCTTATAGCCGTTCAACTTTACAAGTGGTGGCTCAATAAAGAGCCACTTTTAAAAGGAGAAAGAAATATGTACGGAAACAATCATTTTGAAGACACACCACAAACTGTTTTAAAAACAGTGTCTAATCATCGTGGTAATCCTAATACTAAAATTCGTTGGGATGTTGAATTATCTTCAGGAGAAAACGCGCAAGAAAATTATTTCACGTTGCGCGTTTCAATTATTATTGATGAAAAAATTGTACCTAATCTTTTTGGGTTACATGTTCAAAATCTTTCTAAAGATTTTGATAAGGCAGCTGCTAAAGCAAAAGAGTTTGTGCAGGAAGGTGATCTTTTCACTTGGGAAAATGGCCAATCACAATCTATTAATCGTGGTTCTACTTTTCGTTTTGGTAAATACATCGGTCAATCTTTTGTTGATGTAGCAAATGATGATCCTAGCTACTTTTTATATATTCGTAGTTGGGCTAAAAAGTCTTTACTTGATAGCAAGCGCCTGCAGGTTAATAAGCAAGCATTATTAGATGATGTAGAAGCAAATAAAATTGCGGATGATGTTTTTCAAGCAAAACAAAAACAAGACATTGAGAACAAAGAAAAAAGAGCTCTACAAGCTTTAAACTCTAATTATGTAGGTAACATTGATGAGGCTATTGAGGTAGAGGCTACTGTTCTTCATGTTAAGACGGGTGAAAGTGATTTTGGTTTTTGGACTAAAACAAAATTAATTGATGATGCAGGAAACATCTTCATTTACTGGAATGATGTTTTTGGTTCTTCAACATGCATTGATGCGGTATCGGACAGCAATTTTGGTGACGGATATAGAAATCACGGTCAAATTCTTTCTTGTTCAAAAGGTGACCGCGTTAAGTTCAAAGCGACTGTAAAAGATCACTTTGAAGACAAGTTTTATTTTGGTGCTAAGACCACTAAAATATCGCGTGTGCGTAAGTTAGAAATTGTTTTTTTAGCTCTTGTCGATGGTTACAGAGCAAACAGCACTCTTAATGGTAATCTTAAGTATCACGCAGACAATTCTAAAAACTTTAGATTTGTTAATCAAAAAACTAAAAAGGAGATCTCATACAGAGATCTCCCTAACCCTGATAAAGGAGAAAGAAATGATTAAATATATTATCAACGATCTTAAATTAGCGAGCAAGGAAGATTGGATCTACCTTGCTCTTTCATTACCTGTAAGTCTGGTTGCACTTGCAGATTGGTTTATATTTTAACAGGAGAAAGAAATGACTAAAAAATCGATTATAAATATAAAAGTTTCAGGAGTTAAAAGATTAAATAACTCTTCTAATGGAAACCCGAAATACGAGTTTCATTTTCATAAAGGAGGCATTGCAACAACGCCTTCGGATGCAGGATGGGTGTATGCTTTTAGCACTGATACTTTTTGGGGTAAGTGGGTAGATATTACTTATCACATGACTAAAGCAGGAAAAGCAATTCTGGACTCAATAACTTTAAATAAGCAGGAGCAATAATGATTAAAGGTAATCCGATAGTCAGTAAATGTGTTAATTGCGACGGTCAGTTCCGTCGCAATACTTTTGGTGTAGGATTGAATACCATAGGGAAGGATTTAGAGTACGCAACATCAGCTAAATCTTTTTATTTTTGTCAGTCAAAATGCGAACAAGAGTTTGCAGAGGCGTGTGCCGAAGCTAACGTTAGGCGTATCGGCGGAACGTTAGTCAGGTTTAATAAAGGAGATAGGAGGGCTTCATGACTAAAATATTAAAATCTTTTGATTATAAAAAATTTAAATTTATCAAAGGTAATAGGGCCATAAACGACCGCCATGTTAACGGTTTAGTTAAAAGCATGGAAAAGAATGGGCTTATTATAAATCCTTCGTGTGTTAACGAAAAGTTAGAAATCATTGAGGGTCAACATCGTTTAATGGCTTGTGAGATATTAAATCTTCCTTACTATTATTATGTAGTTCCTGGTGCTACTATTGATGATGTTACTATTTTAAATCAAAATAGAAAAAACTGGGGCTTTACGGAATGGATGAACCGTTATTCTGAATACAATAATATGGAATATCAAATCTATAAATCATTGTATGAGAAATGGGGCTTTGATCATTGGAGCACTATATTTCTTTTGTGTCGTACAAAAGGATATCGTAGCCGTGCAGGATTAAAAGATAAGTTTTATGATGGCACACTAAAAATTGAAACGTTAGAGCAAGGTAAAAAATGGGCTCAACGTATCATGGACGTCGAACCATATTATAAAAATTATAAAAGACGTGCCTTCATTCAAGCAATGATCCGCGTGTTTCATGATCGTAATTACAATCATAAAATTTTTATTAATAAATTAAATATGGTTAGAGATAGATTATACGACTGTTCAACAGTCGGTTTATATCTTCAACGTATTGATGATATTATGAACTATCAAACACCTAAAAATAAAAGAGTAAATTTTGCGATGCAATGGGGCGATCCAGAATCTATCTTTTCAGATAAAGCAGCTTAGGAGGATCAATGAAAAAACTTTTTAATTTTTTTAGGAAGAAGAAAAAAAGAATTGATTTAATTAAATTTCATCTCATGGCTAATCAATACAATGGTGTGATTGGTTGGCAAGCAAACGATCTTGAAACATTGTACCCTGCAACTGGTGTGTATAGCAAACCAGTTAGAGGAGAAGATACATGGCAAAGAGAAGGGGGGTTAAAAAAGTAATGGGGATGTTTGATGAGTTTCACGATTGTAAATCGTGCAATAGACGCTATCATCAGTGGTTGATGGTAGCAATAAAGAATAGATATCCTGATCATTTATGTATCAGGTGCTACAATTTTAAGGATGAACATGAAAAAGAAAGAGAAAAAACTAACACATTACAATCAAATGATCACAGCGAAGACAAGAAAGTTGCTTGATCAAATGTGTAAGAAAACAAAGCTATCAAGGCCTATGCAATTAGAAAAGATTGTTGAGGAGTCATCATGATAACACATATTTTATTAGGGCTAATTCTTTTAGCCCTAGTTGGTATTGGATTTATGGTGTTCATCATTGGTAAAATAATAGATGAACGTCTTCAAAATTAATCCATAAAAAACTTTGGGTCTTCTTTTACAGGTCCTAGAACTTTTCTCAGGGCCTGTAGACCATCCGATAATACCTGTTCCCACTCTTCTTTTTTTAACACTTTATTATATTGAGGGTTATAAAATTTAAGAGATACCTCACCACATTGTGGGCACTGAGATATTTTTCTCACAGGACTATTAGGTAACAACATAACCTTTGCCTTTTTTTAAATTTAAGCGAATTATAGGCAATTTTTTCCAAGCGAGCAACCTAATTTTGTAAGGAGGAAAATGTGAATTACTCGCTTGGAACTCTAAAAGGGCGGTTCGCCCTTAAACTCTATCACAGGTTTACTCTCCCGAAATTTTGTAGTTTTTGAAACATTCTGGATCAAGCGGTGGTCCATAGTAGATGCTAACATTGTCGTTGACACCCTCGGTCCACGATTGATGGTAGTACTTATTTTCATCGATTTCCCCTTGTGAGTGACAAACCTTACACTGTTCAATGTTTGTCTCTGCTTCAAATGATAGTTTGACATATCCGTTTCCTTTACAATTGGTGCATGGGATCATATTAACCATTTCCTTATCTCCTCAGCTAACACCGACGTAGCTAAGTTTATTTTATTTCGTAGTGAATAAATAATTTTTTCATCGACTGTTCCTGTTGAAACAAGATCAATGTAAGTGACTTTATCTTCTGTACCAATACGATGGTTACGCGCCTCTGCTTGCTCACGGATCTCTAAATCATAATTATTTGAATAAAAGATAGCAAGACTAGCTGCAGTTAATGTAATACCTCTACCGCCTGTCATTGGTTGACCGATAAAAAATTGTGTCTCAGAATCTTCCTGAAAACGCCGTATGTTTTCTTGTCTATCTTTTTGTGGAGTGTCTCCATAATACGTGACCACGGAGCGCGGACCGTATTTTTTTAATAATGTTTTTTCAATCTCTTGAATGTCATGACGATAATTCGCCCAAATGATCGCTTTATCACCGTGCTCTTCTAGAATAGCACATAGTTCTTTAACGCGGTTATTTGGTAACGATAATACTTTACCATCATCCGTTGCCATATGACCACACACTATTTGATGAAGTCTTATCATTTGAGCGAGCACTGACGTAGTCGTCAATGTTTCTTGCTTGAGCTGCACTAAAGCAGTGCGTTTCATTTGCATGTACGCATCAAGCTGTTCCGTTGTCATCGGAACAATTCTTTTCATCCATACTTGATCAGGAAGATCAAGCGCATCTTTTTTTAAAACACGATAAGAAAATTGTCGTAACTTATAATTTAACTCTTCTAAGTTTTTATACCCTGTTACTTTATTAAACGAACGACCACCAAAAGATAATCGTTGCATCTGACAGTAGCGCGCTCTGAATGTATAAATAGAACTAAACCCTAATAGATCATGATTTAAAAAATTACATTGAGCGTATAGATCTTCAGGAGATTTAGTAATAGGGGATCCTGTCATGATAACACGATAACGCGCTAAGTTACCAAGCTTAGTAATAGCTTTAGTACGTAACGCGGTTGAGTTTTTAATGATCGTGCTTTCATCAACAGCCATCAATGCTTGACGGGTCATCAGAAATCTATCAGCAAACTTACGTCCACGTTCCGTGGTAAACGCATCAACATTCATAATTAAAATATTTAAATGCACCTTCGCAGGTTCTGTAATAAATAAGGTTTGTAATTCTTCTTCATGCTTTTTTGTTTTTTGTCCTGTCCATACAACAACGTTACGATCTACGTGTGTTGGCATGTGTGTCTCAATTTCTTTGACCCACGTTCCTTTGACACCGTTTGGACAAATAACGAGTAAACCAAAAATATATCCATTGTCATAAAGAAATGAAGATCCATCAATTAACACTTTTGTTTTTCCACAACCCATCTCCATGAGTAAAGCAAACTCTTTGTTTTGCTTAGAAAAATGATTTAACATAGCCCCCATAGCAGCTAATTGATGCTCGTAAGGCGTTGTTTTAAAACTATATTTATATTTCGGCATAACTTTCTAAATTATAAAATTTAAAAACGATAACATTTTTCTTGTATAATTAAAATAAAAATAATATAGACTGTTCAAGAAAGATGAAAGAATCAGAAAAAAAAGGAAATGTGTACGTTATCCAAGAGGTATCTCGATTTAATGTAATCACTGCTCAAGTGTATGGAAAATTAATTCCTATATTTGAGGAGGGAAAACAAATTATGTTATCACCTGGGCCAGCGACACGTAAGGCTAAAAATGTATTAAAAGATTTTAATGATAAAGATTATTTATTATTGATTGGTGATCCTTCGATGATAGGTCTTTGTTGTTCAGTTGCTGCAGAAAATAATCGTGGCCGATATAATCTTTTAAAATATGATCGCCAAACGCATACATATCTCCCTATACAGATAGACTTACACGAGAGGAATAACTATGACAGAGAAAGTTGATTTTACAAATTTTTTACCTGAAGAAAATAAAGTAGAAATATCTGAGGTCAAAGATGTGTCAGAAGCATCTAACAGATATTTACAAATTGAAAGTGAAATACTTTCATTAGAAAACGACGTTAAAAGAAAAAAATCCGAGCTACAACAAATGAATGATTCTATTGTTCAGATGATGGAGCAACGCGGAGTTAAAGAGATTAAACTGACGAGTGGTGAAGCAATAAGTTATAAACCCTTTTATAAAGCTAGCATCACTAAAGATAATGAAACAGAATGTTTTGGGTGGTTAGAAAAAAATAATCACGGAGAACTAATTAAAAACATTGTGTCAGTGAAGTTTGGTAAAGGAGATAATGATCAGGCGTCTAAGTTGGTTGAAGACTTAGAACAAAATGGTTTAGCTCCTGACCAAAAACGCAAGGTCGAGCCTATGACCTTGAACGCCTTTGTTGGCGAACAAATAAATAAAGGTACAGATTTACCTACAGACATATTCAATGTGTATATGGGTAATAAAGTGAAAATTAAAAAAGGGAAATAACGATGAACGATGTAACGAAAAAAAAGAAAAGTGAAGTATCGACTAATGTTGTAGACTTTTCAGGGCACATTGGTGTTGGCTTTGAAAATGTTGGTGCACAAGAAATGGCAATTCCATTTTTAAAAATTGCTAGCTCTCAAACACCAGAGATTAAAAAATCAAATGCTAAGTTTGTTGAAGGACTTGAGCAAGGTGATATTTTTAATTCTGTTACAAAAGAATTTTACAAAAGCATAGCTGTAGTTCCGTGTGCCTTTAGAGTGCGTGGGGTAGAGTGGTCACCTTTAGGTGAAGGTACTGGTGCACCTGTAAAAATTTATAAGCCTGAAGAAATGCCAGCGTTAACGCGTGGCGCGGATGGGGAAGATCATTACATGATTAATGGAGCGATCTCTCCTACCTATATTGTTACGACGGCTGAATATTTTGTTTTACGAATTAATGAGGACGGATCGTTTGAACGATGCCAAATTATTATGCAGAAAACACAATATAAAAAATCCCGTTATTGGAATACGATGATGATGAATCAGAAAATTAAAGCCAACGATGGGTCACTAAGAACATTACCAATGTTTGCAAATGTATACAAAATGGAAGGTGTACAAGAAGCAAATAAAAAGAATGATTGGTGGGGATGGAAAATCACCTTGGATAAATCAGTTAATGATATTCCTAATCCATCTTATATTGTGGAGGAGGCTAAACATTTTCATGAGCTTGTGACATCAGGATCAATAGATCCTGCTCCAGAGGCAAATAATGATAATGACGATAGCGGTTTAAAAGACATCACGCCTAATGCGGATAGTGGCGTTTTAGGATCGTAATCACCTTAATTATCTAGGTTAGGGGCCTTCAAGGCCCCTAGTTATTTTATTATTATTTATGAAAGTAGAAAAATTTAAAAATATATTTGATGGGTTAGATAGAGCTCACGGTTTTTATGAGTATACCCAAACAAAACAAAACGGTAAGCGTGATGGACGCATGCGTACAGTGCATGAAGAACCTACTTTACAAATGTTTCAAGATCATCTTGAAGGAAAAGATCGTGCTTTAGGTATTGTTCCCATTCGAGACGATGCAACTTGTACGTGGGGCTGTATTGATATTGACGAGTACCCTTTGGATCATAAAAAAATATTATCACAAATACGAAAATACAAACTACCATTAGTGATGTGTGCCTCCAAATCTTTTGGCGCTCATCTTTTTTTATTTTCCAAAAATCCACAACCTGCTTCTCTCTTTGATGAAAAGTTAAAAGAAATACGCGCTTATCTTGGCTATGCAAAAGCGGAGGTATTTCCTAAACAAATTAAACTCTCTGATGAGCAAGACACTGGATCGTGGCTGAACTTACCTTATCACGGCGACACACGGTACGCGTTTCTTGATAATGGTGAAGGTGCTACATTAGAAGAATTCTTTGAGTTATATGACAAATATGTCTGTGATGATATTGGTAAAATATTAATACAGGTAGAAGATAATGACATGGCTGATGGTCCTCCATGTTTAGAAATTTTAACGGATCAAGGTTATCCAGAAGGGACAAGAAATAATGGATTATTTAGTGTGGGAATTTTTTATCGTAAGTCTAATCCTGATGACTGGAAAAATTTACTAGAAAAATATAATCGTGAATATATGGATCCACCTTTGAATACACATGAGGTAGCGATTATCATGAAATCAGTAGGCGCTGATAAAGCCGATGGTAGTATGAAATACATGTATAAATGTACGGATCAACCTATCGCTAGTGTTTGTCAAAGAGCAAAATGTAAATTAAGAAAATTTGGTGTAGGAACATCAGGCCAAGATCATCCTGTATATGCAAACTTACGTGTCACGGATCGCGAACCACGTATTTGGTATCTTGATATAGACTCTCATCCAGTGGAAACACAAGTACAAGATGAAATAGAATACCATCATCGTTTACGTAAATTAGTTAAAAGAAAATTATTACGGTACATACCTATGATGAAACAAGCTGACTGGGAAGAGATACAGTCTGGATTATTTGAAACTATTACCACAATAAATATGCCTGAAGATGTATCGAAGGTTGGTGAATTTAAAGATTATTTATTTGAGTTTTGTACCGCAAGAGGCGAGTCTTTTGATATTGATGAATTAGATATGGAAAAGCCTTACACCAATGTTGAAGAGAATGCGACATACTTTCGTTTACGAGATCTATCAAAGTGGTTAGAGAATACAAAAAACTTTAAAGAGAATAGATCTTGGTTAGTACAACGAATAAAAGATTTAGAGGGCGAAGATGTAAGAGTATATCCTAAAGGAATACAAACACGTGCATGGAAAATACCTGCTTACACACAACCTAAAAAGATGGAAAAGATGCCTGATTTAAAAACAGATGAAAAAACAGATAAAGATGTTTTAGGCGGAACTGAAGATGAGGCTATGACATTTTAATGATTAATATAATTGTAGGTCCTCCTGGTACAGGCAAAACAACAGAGCTGTTAAATATATGTCAGCATAAAAAAGAACAGGGTGTTCCTTGGGAAAGAATTGGTTTCTTTTCTTTTTCTAAGAAAGCAGCATATGAAGCTAAAGACAGAGCAAGACATAAGTTTCAAGCTAGCAGAGATGATTTAACACATTTTAGGACATTACATAGTTTTGCTTTTAGACATTTAGCTGTCAAGGAAGATAACTTAATGAAACAAAAACATTGGAAAGAATTATCTTCTAAAGTTGGTTTTAATTTAGTTTTTAATGATAATGATGATTCTGTTTATACGAATTCTAATCATCAATTTATAAATCTTATTAACAAAGCGCGCTTAAAAGATATTAGTTTAGCAGAAGAGGTTAGGCTTTATCCTGATCCGATTAATATGGTTAAGCTAGATTATTTAAACAGAGTTATTAATGAATATAAAAAAATTAATGAGCTTTATGATTATACGGACATGATTGTTGATTACACAAATGACACAGTTTCGACACAGTTTGATGTGCTCTTTATTGATGAAGCGCAGGACATGCCTCGCATTCAATATAACATGGTAGATAAATTAATTAGTAACAGTAAAGAGGTTTACATTGCAGGTGATGATGATCAAGCTATCTTTCGTTGGTCAGGCGCCGATGTAGATAAATTTATATCTCTACAAGGTACAGTAAAAGTTTTAGATAAATCGTATCGTTGTCCGCGAAGAGTGTTTCGATTAGCTAATAATATTATAACTAAAATACGAAACAGGCGCCCTAAAGTTTGGCAACCAAAAGAAGATGAAGGTAAAATATATCGTATACCACATTTACGCCATATTGATTTATCTTCAGGTAATTGGTTGATCCTTGGCAGAACAAAAAAAATTAGAAATGAAATGATAGAAGAAATACTTTTAGAACAAGGTTATTGGTATGGCCGAGGTGAGCATAGACCAGTGTCTACGACTGTTTTGGGGGCTATAGATGTATGGAAAAAATTAAAGTCTGGTAACACGGTTACCTTAACAGAGGTTAAAACTTTATATAATAAAATAAAAACTAAAGTTGGAATTAAGCATGGTCATAAAACAATGAAAGTAGAGAATGATAAACAATTATTTTCATTACAGCAGCTAAAAGATCATCATGGTTTACTTGTCGATGGAGAGTGGTGGGACATACTTAGTTCGTTAACACCTTTTGAAATTACTTATTTACGGCGGCTTGAGAAAATAGGTGAAGACATAACAACAGAACCACGAATTCGTGTTTCTACAATTCATCAAGCTAAAGGCGGAGAATGTGAAAATGTCATTGTGTTATTAGATTTAGGAAAGATTGTTTATAGATCTTATTTAAAAAATCCTGATGATGAGCACCGTGTTTTTTATGTTGCTGTCACCAGAGCAAAAAACAATTTGTATATTGTTGAGGCTCAAAAACAACAAGGTTACCGAATGTACGGTGATGAAAGGATGCATGATGATTTATAAAAAAATACTTAACAAAGCCATTGAATTGATTGGCGGAGCACGAAACACGGATTACGGAGATCGGGTTACCAATCATCAAAACATCGCTAACTTATGGTCTGCTTTTTTAAATAAAAAAATATCCGCTCATGATGTAGCAATTTGTATGGCTTTAGTTAAAGTAGCGCGTCTCATGCATAGTCGTAAATCTGATAGTTATGTTGATCTAGCAGCGTACGGCGCAATTGCAGGTGAGATAGCAGAACGTGAAGAGGATAAAAAATAATGCCAAATTTTTTTAAAAATGGAAGTACCCCAGAGGAGAGAAGAAAAGTATTACCAGGATATCCAAAAGATTTAGTTTTTAAAAACTATGAAGAATATAAACAATATTTTGTTGGTGACAGAATTATTTGTTTGTTATGTGGCAAACATTATAGATCACTTGGAAACCATCTTAGAGTATCTCATGAAACCACGGTTGAAGATTACAAAAAAAAGTACGGTATATTATGGGGTAAATCATTAATATGTAATGAATATTATGAAATACGATCAAAAGAAGCAAAAAAGACGATTGCTAATGGTAAACTTATACCTCAAACTTTAGAGGGTAGAAGAAAACTAGCAGAGCTAGCTCGTAAATATAAAAGAAAACCAAGAGATTTTAAACTTCATACAGTCTCCTCTCAAGATAATATTAAAAAATATAATGAATTACATGGCTTTGATGGAGAAAAAACTAGAATTAAAAAAGAAAATCAAACTAAATGGGGGACTGAAGAATTTAAAAAAGTAATGGCAAACAGACCTCAATGTAATCTTTTTGCAGGAGGATATAAAAACTATTGGAAAGGCAAAAAACAATCAGAGGATCATAAGAGAAAAAAATCAGAAGCCATGAAAGCTTATCATAAAAAATTAAAGGAGAAAAAATAATGCAAAATAATTTTGGCTTTACAAAATCCGAGTGGGTACCACCTCATGAACTACCTGATATTACCGATGCTAAGGTTATTGCTTTTGACTTAGAAACATATGATCCACAATTAAAAACAACTGGACCAGGATGGACAACTAAAACAGGGCATATTATTGGCGTAGCGGTAGCCGTGGATGGTTGGAAGGGTTACTATCCTATTCGTCATGAGAATGGTTTTAATTGGGATAGAAGACGTGTCTTAACATGGATGAAAAAATTAATGCAAACAGATGCTATCAAAGTAGCACACAATGCTATTTATGATTTAGGTTGGTTACATGCTGAAGGCATAGAGGTAAAAGGACCTATAGTTGATACAATGTTAATGGCTCCTATTTTAAATGAGAATAAATTTTCTTATGCATTAAGTGCAGTGGGAAAAGATATGCTTGGTGAAATAAAAGATGAAACACTTTTAAAACAAGCGGCTACTGAGTTTGGTATTGATCCTAAAAATGAAATGTACAAGTTGCCAGCTATCTTTGTAGGTGATTATGCGGAGCAAGATGCAGACTTGACTTTACGACTGTTTCACCACATGCGACCACTCATTGAAAAACAGAGTTTAAACACAGTGTATAAATTAGAGATGAATCTTATACCAATTATATTTGAAATGACAAAACGAGGAGTTAGAGTTGATAGAGAAAAAGCAAGACGTTATAAAAAAAGTTTTAAGAATACAGAAAAGAAGATACTTGATGAAATATTGGCAGACACGGGTATTGCAGTTGATGTTTGGGCTGCGGCTAGCGTTGCAAAAGTATTTGATAAACTTAAAATAGATTATCCGAGAACAGAAAAAACACAGGCACCTAGTTTTACTAAAGATTTTTTAATACATCATTCACACCCAATTGCTAAAAAAATTCAGAGCGCCAGAGAGTTTAATAAAGTGCAATCAACTTTCATTGATACTATTTTAAAACACGGTGAGTCAGGACGCATTCATGCAAGTATTCATCAAATGAGAGATGGTACATCAGGAACAGTGTCAGGTCGATTTAGTTATTCTAATCCAAACTTACAGCAATTACCTTCTCGTAATAAAGAAATTAAAAAACAAATACGAGGATTGTTTTTACCTGAAGAAGGAGAGACATGGGGATCTTTTGATTATAGTCAGCAGGAACCACGGATCGCGTCACACTTTGCTTCAAGCTTAGGATGCGAAGGAGCTAAAGATGTTGTAGAAGAGTATCAAAAAAATCCTGATGCAGATTTCCATAGAATAGTAGCAAACATTGCTAACATTGGAAGAGATCAGGCAAAAACTATTAACCTTGGATTATTTTATGGCATGGGCGTTAACAAACTTTCCAACGAATTGCAAGTGAACGTTGATGTTGCAAAAGAAATTTTAAAGGAGTACAATTCTAAGGTACCGTTTGTTAAGGAATTAACTAAACGCGTATCAAACTTCGCCAACAGTGAAGGTTACGTCTCAACAATCAAAGGTAGAAAATGTCGTTTTGAGTTATGGGAACCGACCACTTTTGGCGTGTTCAAAGCTCTTCCAGAAGATCAAGCAAAATTAAAATATGGTAAGCATCACATTTTACAAAGAGCTGGTACTTACAAAGCATTAAACAGATTGATACAAGGATCAGCAGCGGATCAAACAAAACAAGCAATGATAGAATTGTATAAAGAAAATTTAATTCCTTTAATACAAATTCATGATGAGCTCACATTAAGTTTTAATGGTGAAGAAAAAACTAAAAATAAAATAATGGAACTAATGACACATGCTGTAAAATTAACGGTTCCAAGTAAAGTTGATTGTGATTTAGGAAAATCTTGGGGCGATGCTACCTAGAAATATTGGCGGTTTTCTGCGGTAAAATAGATATGTCTTGCGTATGATATAATATTATATAATATATACTTATAATTTTAGAAAGAAGGAATTATGAAATATACTAAACAAGACTTATTTAAAATAATCGGCCCAGAATTTTTCTCTGCAATTTTTACTAAGAGTAATGGTGAGAAGAGAAAGATACTTGCTAAACTACATGTAAAAGATCAAAAGTTTTTTGCAGGTGGTGAATTACTTGGTGACAGAAATCATTTACTAGAATGCATTGATGTTAACGTTCTTAAAAAAGTTGATGATCCAAAAAAAGCTTGGAGATCAATACAACTAAATAATTTAATCAGCCTTAAAATAAAAGGTGTTGAACATATTGAGAAAGGAGAAAGTCATGCACAAGCCGCTTAAATTTATTGAACCAGTACAAATAGAAATGGATTTTAATGTTCCATTTACTTTCAAAGACAGCATTGCTAAAGTATCTAGAAAAAATCCAATGAGAGGATCTATCTTACAAAGTTTCTTAGGTGATGTTTGTCAAAATAAAAAATCTTCTTTTACTGATTGGG